GGTGGAATGAGTGGAGGAGGTGGTGGTGGCGCACCTTCTGGAGGAGGAGGCGGTGGCGGTGGAGCAATGTCTTCCGGTGGCGCACCTTCTGGTGGTGGCGGTGGTGCCATGGGCGGCCCTTCTATTGCCGGTGTACAAATCGGTAATAAGTTGAATGCTGGAGAAGTACAACAACTTTTAAACAAAGGACTGACCCTTCAGCAAATCCAGAATCGAGCTGGAAACAAAGATATCAACCTTGCTTCGGGCGCTAAAACTCTTTTTAAACCGGCTGCTCCTACTGCAACAGGAACTCCCGACACAACTACGACGACCACAACAGACTATGGCGATAGTTACTACGAAAATCAAATTCCTTATTCTGAATACGATTTATTAGGTGAAACATTTAGCGCTCAGATTCAAAATCAAGGTCTTGAGAATGTTGAACGAATCCGTCAAGCTGGTGCTACAGAGCGTTTAAAGTATGAGGTAGACAATAAAATTCCTCAGATACAAGCTGAGTCAAAAGGTAAATTAGACTTGCAGGCTATCGTTAACGCTGGCTATAAAAATATTGCCAACATTGAAAGAGGAACGGAAATGGTTCGTAACGTTACGAGTATGTTCAATTTCTAAATTGAATATACTAAAATACTTGTAGAGTCAAACTTTTGAGTAAATGTCTTTTTCTACCAGCACCCCTGGCCGTAATACCCGGACCAAAGCTCAGCTCATGGCCGAAGGCATGTCTGATGCTGAAGCGCAGCAGCTCGTAGACGCTAATGTTGCTCGCCAGTACGGCGGCGGTATGTCGGCTGCTGAACTGCAGGATTTTGAATCCCTCATTGGCCGCCTTGAAGGTTCCAAGATGCGTCAGGCTGCTCAGTCTAACCGTGCACGTCAACGTGATACCTTTGCTGGCGGTCTTGCCAGCATGATGGGTAACTTCTAAGATGCAGGACTCTTCTGCCGATACTTCCGCAGAACTGGGTCGTTATCGCCAGGCGGCAGATGTTGCGTATAAATACGCCAAAAGCCGCCTTAACAAAGAGCAGCCTTCAGATAAACTGGATAAAGAAGAAACTGATGTCAAAGAAGACATCAAGGAAACGGAACGACCATGAACGACGAAGATTTTTATTACGACGATGACAAGGATTTAAATTCTTATGATCTGTTGTTTGATGAGGACAAAGCACGTAAAGCTGCGTCTGCCGTTAAAATCTTCCAGGACGTTTCCGTTGGTTCTTCCAAAGAGAAGATGAAGGAAGCTGGTGCACAAGAACGAGCCTCTATTGGAACATCAGGTGAAGAGCAAAGAAAGTCTGCAGCCCAAGCTCAGGAGTTCAGTCAAAGCGACGAAGCAAGGGACTACGCTCAGTCCCAAAGAGCATATCGATATTGAGATTTTCGACCAGTGGGTCGATAATCTAGACGCACCAACAGAGCAAGCATATAGGGCATTCTGTGCGGAAAACTTCTCCGTAATCGAATGCTATCTATATGCTCGTTTCTTGCGTTATAACGGATGCATCACAGGCTGTGATCTTTGGCTCCAACACAACTATCCAAAGCCTGATCACCGCAAGGTTTTGATCAACGAAATTGAAGCTATGCAGGAGGACATCCGCAAGCTTCGAGAAGATATTGATAACAGTGTTGTCAAACGTGATTCTGGCGTTGCAAGGATCGCCAGCATGCAAAAAGAACTCCGTGGCACCATCGCCCAAATTGATCTGTTCACAGGCAACAAAGATCGCAAGGGCTTGCTAATGGCTGGTGCTGACCGCGCCATACGTGAGTTACTGACCATCTTCAAAGATGACCCTATTGAAGTTCCACTGGAAGAAGCATCGATGAGCGTATGGTCTCATATGCAAATGGAAGAATAAATAAATTAGACTAGACCTATGCAAAAGCCACCTCCGCAACCTCCTGTTTTCGGTGAAGATATTGCCGGACGTTTGTTTGAAGTTGCTCGTCAACTCCAAAAAAATCGAGAGTCAGGGGTTGCTGTCACTCGTCCAACTCCCCTTGCGCAGAATGTTGCACAAGGCCAAGAAGTTATGAATGCATTGATGCAGAAGAAACAGAATGAACAAAAATAAAATGCCGCCTGAACTCTTGGAACACTTTAAGAAAAAAGAAGCCAAGAACGAAGACGGGAGTGAGATGTCGGATAAAGAGAAAAGAAAAGCAGCCCTAGATAAAGCACGTAAATACCAAGCAAACAAAAGAAACAAAAACGATAACAAATAGGGTAGTATTCAGTAATACACTGAACGATACCTACCGTGCCTGCATACCAGCATCTTGCCTACCGTCGTAACGCACAAGCTGCTGCACGCAAGCAACAAATTCGTATTCCACGAAACCTTGAATCTCTTCAGAAAGCAAGGGAAGATTTTGGTTTCTTTTGTGAGTATGTAGCCGATAAACCTCCTGCTCAACACCACAAGGAGTGGCATCGTCACTTTGTAACCGATCAGGACAGCACTTGTCTTTTGAAGATTGCTGGTCCTAACGTTGATCTCTTGGCACCCAGGGGCTCCGCTAAAAGCACGGTCCTTGGTCTGTTTACTGCCTGGGCCATTGGTATCCACACACAAGCCAAGAAGCCGCTACAGATCCTCTACTTGTCTTACACGGTTGATATCGCACGTTCCAAGTCGGCAACCATCAAACGCATCATTGAAAGCAAACGATACCAAGAAGTATTCCCAACAGTCCGTCTTCTTAAGAACGTTACCAGTAATGAGTACTGGTCCATTGACCACAAGTTTGCTGGCATTGACACCACGGGTGAAGAACAATTCACACTCTGCGCAGCAGGCCTTAAAGGTTCGGTGACCTCCAAGCGTTCACACCTTGTGATCATCGATGACGCCATTAAATCAGCGGCTGATATCTCTAACCCTGACATCCGTAAACAGATGCAGGACAACTGGAATGCGGTGATTGCACCCACCATGTTTGAAGGGGCACGGGCTATCTGCCTTGGTACCCGTTTCAGACATGATGACATTCATTCCACAACATTTAATACGCAAAACAACTGGCTGCAAATTGTGTTGTCCGCAATCTTGCAAGATCCTAAATCTGGGGATGAACAATCGTATTGGCCAGAGATGTGGTCATTGGATTACTTGAAGGAAAAGAAACGACAAGCGCCTATTGCTTTTTCGTTCCAGTACATGAATCAAGTCATCAGGCAAAATGAATTGTCGTTGGCTCCAGAGCTGATTGTTAAAGCGGAGATTGCAACAGAGTTCGACACGCTTGCCGTAGGGGTTGACTTATCTGCTGGTACGAAAGAAAAAAATGATTACACCGTTATGGTACTTGGTGGACGCATTGGGGATCAGATTCACGTCATTGATTACCGCCGCTTGCGTGTGATGGGCAACCTAGAAAAACTAGATGCTCTTAAAGAATTGCTTAATGATTGGTCGATACTTGGCTGCGATGAAAGCGGTAATTATTTTCCGACCTACTCCACGTGTGACATTTACTCAGAAGCCGTGCAGTACCAGGCTTCTCTTGAAGCCGACTTTAAACGTGTGTGTCTAAACAACGAAAGTCTTTACAACTTGAATTGGCATCCCGTTAAAGGATTTCGTGCTGATAAGCTGGCACGCTTCCGTGGTTGTATGGGACTTTTTGAGGACCGTAAGATCATCTTCAATCGCTATCGCAACTTTACCGCGATGTTTGAAGAGCTGACTAACTTTGGTGTTAGTAGTCATGACGACTGTGTCGACGCTCTTGTTTGGATGATTAACGGTCTCATGAAAAAAGGCAAACTCCAACTTGATTACTAAACCTTAGAATTAGAAAAAAGCGAATTTGGTCGTGGGGCCTGAATACATTGCTATCGGTTTGACGGCCGTTGTGTCCGCTATTACTGGTGGCAGTTGGGTCGCAGGCAAGATCCTTGGCAGGCAAAACGACCAGATCCAACAAGCTTTTAATTACATCGGTTCGCAAAAGCGAAGGATTGACGTCTTGGAAGACGATTTAAAACGTATGCCTTTAGAGTACGTTCTCAAGGTTGACTTCCTGAGAGAGATCCAACAAATGCATGACAACTTCAATCAAATCAATGCAAAGCTTGATAAGCTGGTTGAGAAATTACTTGAATCCAAATGAGTTACATCCTCGAGGTCCAGGAGGACGAGAACGGAGATCAGTACATTGTTCTTCCCGATGAGGTAATAGAAGAGCTTTGCTGGCAAGAAGGCGACGTACTTAACTGGGATGTTCGCGGTAATGGCATCATCATTTCCAAGGTCAATGATGCGGCTGGCTACGAGGTTATAGAAGAGTAGAATAAACGGATTGACGGATGTAAA